AGGTGCTAGACCGGGAACTGGTAAAACTTTATTTATGGAACAGTTAATTAGTGATATAATTACTTTGAATACTGATCAGGAATACAGAATACTTAAGTTCCAGATGGAAATGGTTGATGAGACCAGTGGAATTAGAAAATTGAGTTTGATTACAGGTGCTGATTACAACACATTAATGAGTAAAGGACAGCTTATTGACAAGAATCTGTTTCAGAAATGTGTAGAGTACTATAATACAACACAAGCTACAGATTATGTAGATGTTGTATATGATGCATGTACAGTGGATGAAATGTGTGCAACCATACATTATTATATGGAGAAGCACAAGAAGCCAGACGGTAGTTATACCAACATGTTGATTACTATAGATCACTCTGCCCTATTTAGAGTTGGTAAAGGCCAAAGAGATAAATTTGAGATGTTAGGTGCATTAGGTGAGGCTCTCACTATGATGAAGAAACATTATCCAGTTGCCTTTTTAGTCTTAAGCCAATTAAATAGAAACATTGATGCACCTGATAGGTCAAGACCTGGAGAGTATGGTAATTATGTGTTAGATTCTGATATTTATGGTTCTGATGCTTTGTTACAGCATGCTGATGTAGTTATGGGTATCAACAAACCTTCTATTAGGAAAATTAGAGTGTATGGTCCTGAAAAATGGATCATAAATGATGATGACATTCTAGTCTTCCATTTCTTAAAATCTAGGAATGGTCAGACAAAGATTAGTTTCTTCAAGCTTGATAGAACTACTATGAGGATAATTGAGATTCCAATACCTGCACAGTCAGGCATTAAAGTTTAATTTAATTTAATTCTATGTCAATTAGAAAAGAGAAAGAGAAAGACTTCTTTGTGTATCACATGGAAACTTTCAAGAAAATGGGTCATGCTGATCCCGCATTTATGATTAAAACAGCATTCTTCCAGAAAGGTAAGTATGGAAGACAAGTTCAGTTCTTTGAGTCTGAGCTAAAAAAGGGAACGGATCTCTATATAGAGTTCTATGAGAATGTTAAAAATGAGAAAGGTGAAGACATTGACATTGTTCCTCTGTATCCAGAGAGACAGTTGTTCAAGCTTAATTCCAATCCTTATTTTGAAGAAGAGTATGAAAAGAAAGAAAGCCTCAGTAGAACAGGTGATCCTTATTCTGTTTATACAATTCCTATTTCTGAAATGTCAGCTGTGTTAAAAGATGGTAGTGTTATCACTTACAATCTTTTTGAGAAAAGAAAAGCAGATGCTGATAAAAAAGAAACAGAGCTTCCTAGACTTCAGAATAAAGTTTTTCCTGACTTTGAAGAGCAATGGGCTCCTGCTAAGCAAGAAATAACATTAGATGAAGAAGAGTCAGCTTCAGACATTCTATCAAGAATTGCTATTGAGTTTCAAAAACTAGCACAAAAATTAAAGTAAAATGGGTATAGTACTTCCAACAACAAAAATTAAAGCAGAAAGAGTTAATCCAAAAAGAATTGTGATTTACTCTAAACCTAAGACAGGTAAAACTACTGCTTATGCTGGTCTTGACAATAACCTTATTCTTGATTTAGAGAATGGTGCTGAGTATGTAGAAGCATTGAAGATTAAAATTACTAGTCTACAAGAGCTCTTAGATGCCGGTAAAGCTATCAAAGAAGCAGGAAGACCGTATGATTATGTTACCATAGATACTGTAACTGCATTAGAGGAAATGATTATGCCATTGGCTATCAAACTCTACAGACAGACTCCAATGGGTAAGAACTTTGACGGTGACACTATTACTACTTTACCAAATGGTGCAGGGTATTTATATATTAGACAAGCCTTCTTTCAGGTATTGGATTTTATTGATACTTTAGCACCCACAATTATTTTATCCGGTCACATTAAAGACAAACAAGTTGATGATAAAGGTGAACTAGTTATGTCTGCTAATATTGATTTGACAGGTAAAATTAAGTCTCTGATTTGTGCACAAGCCGATGCTATTGGTTATATGTATAGAAAAGGTAATCAAACTATTCTATCATTTAAGACCAATGATGAAGTGACTTGTGGTGCAAGACCAGAACATCTCAGAAATGAGGAAATAGTAGTAACAGAATTGATTGATGGAGTCCTTAAGACAACTTGGGACAAAGTATTTAAGTAACAAATAAAAAGTAAAAATGGGAATTAGCACAAAAGATCTGGGCTCTAGCGGCTCAGGAATGCCAAAAACAATTGGAACAGGTAATCACAGTTTGAAGATTAACAGTATAGCATTGGAAGAATATTCTTTCATTCCTAATGCTTATCACATAATCTTGAATGTAGAAACTGAACCTATTGAAGGCTTTGAAGGATTTATGATTGACAAAGATGATGCAAGTAAGGGTCACTATGATGGTCAGATTGGTAGAGTTAAGGCTAGCCAATATGCATTTGCTGATGGTAATACAAAGTCTGGTATTGCTGTTTATAGAGACAGATCTATCATGATGTTCTTGCAGAATCTTTGTAATACCCTTGGTATTAATGGTTGGTTTACTGCACAAGATGATAAGCATAATACAATTGAAGACTTTGTTGCTGCATTTAACAAAAATGCAGACTTCCAAGACAAGTATCTTGAATTTTGTGTTGCTGGTAAGGAATACATGAGCAAAAGTGGTTATACTAACTATGACATGTGGTTACCAAAAGGTGATAAGGGTAAGTATGCATTTGCAGAACCTAACTCTAACAAGTTGCTTATTTACAATGAGCAAATTCACTTGAAAAAACTTGAAGTTACTGATGTTAAAACCTTCGGTAAAGATGATGATGATTTGAATATTCCAGGAAAAGCATCTTCTGATTTCAGCCTAGACTAATAGTAATATTGGTAATAGGGGAGTCAGAAACGGCTCCCCTATTTTATTTAATTTAGTTGGTATGATTTCTACAAAAAACTTGAGTTTATCTGATGTACCAAGAGAATGGATCTATGAGCATTATTTGACTCTCAGTGAACAATTGGTTGGTCAAGATCTAAAAATCAAATCTATCTTTAACAGTGCTGAGAAAACAGCATCTATGTGTATCTATACAGATAGTGCCGGTGTCTACAGATACAAAGACTTTTCTTCAGGTTATGGTGGTGATGCATTAGACTTAGTACAAAAACTGCATAATCTACCTAGTAGAGGTTCAGCAGCTGTTAAAGTCATTAATGATTTTGATGATTATACTAAAGAGAACCATTACACTCCTGTAATTAAGGTTAATATTCCTAGTAGGTATAAGATCACTGACTATGAAATGAGACATTGGAATAACTTAGATCAAGTTTATTGGATGAGTTATAAGATTGGATCAGGAGTACTTGAAAAGTACAATGTAGTCCCTCTAAGCTTCTATACATTAAGTAAGGAAGATGAGAATGGTGTGCTTAATACTATTACTATCAAGAATAACTTTATCTATGGTTATTTTAAAGATGATGGTAGTCTGTATAAAGTATATCAACCTAAAGTCAAAGACAACAAGTTTATAAAAGTTAAAGATTACATTCAAGGTACAGAACAACTCACTTTTACAAAAAAGTATTTAGTGATTACTTCCTCCTTAAAGGATCTCATGGCTTTTAACAAACTGCAACTAGATGCTGAATCTATTGCTCCAGACAGTGAGAATTCAATCATCTCTGGTAGCATTATGAAAGAAATATCTAGCAAGTATGTAAGTGTTTGTGTCTTATTTGACAATGATGAACCAGGTATCAAAGCTGCTGAGAGGTATAAGGAAATCTATGGATTTAATTATGTAATTTTAGATAAAGAGAAGGATTTATCAGACACTATTCAGAAGATAGGTGTAAATAAAACTAGAGAATTATTGATTCCTTTATTAAAACAAGCACTATGAGTTGGGTATATCAAGGTAAAGAGTTTGATGAATTTTGTATTCCAGAAGATGGTGTAGGATTTATCTACATGATGACTGCCATTATAGATGGTAGGTCAGTTGCATATATTGGTAAGAAGAACTTCTTTGCTA